TTATTATCTTGTAGCATGTAGTTATTATGCTTCTGCTACACCATCATGGGCGATGTCCTTAATTTACGTTGATACAGGTTCGGGGTTTGCTATTCGTATTCGTAGACCGAGTGCTAACGGTCAAGACAATATGATTTCAGCAGTAATCAAATTGGATGCGAATGATAAGGTTGCTCACTATGCCCATGCTTCGGGAAGCACTACTATACAATCGAGTCTTAATACACTCACTTACTTTCAAGTTACGGAGTTGCTATAATGACACCACAACAAATGACAACAGGAATGCACAATGCAGGCTTTACAGACTTTGATTATGCTGAAAATGGTTTAATTTTTAGAGATGGCGTTATTGATATGAACGAATGGCCGAGCGATTGGGGTACACCCCCAACACAACAAACAATAGATGGATGGAACACACTATGACGAGATGTAGATACTTAGACGAATACGTAGAGCAATTGATGAATAAACAAGAAAAAACAAACGGTATATTTAAAAAGGTGAAGAAAAATGATAAAAATAGGTAAGATTGTATATACGCCCCCAGAAAAATGTTTTTCGAGGGTAAAGATTGAAGAGACACCACATGGCTACAAACTATATAGGGTGGGAGAAGATAGGCCGTTTATGTCCTTGCCTCATTCTTCAATAAAATCAATCGAATGGAGAGATAAAAATGAATGAATATTTATACTATGGAGTAGCAGGTGCTATTCTACTAAGCGCAGGATACAAACTATATCGCAAATTTCTTGCTGATGGTAAATTGACTTTAGATGAAATTATCGAAGCAGTAGAAGAAATAAAAGATATAGTAGACGACCTTCCTTCAAAATCACAACTTAGCAAACTAAAGAAAGATGAACTCATCGCTCTTTGCGAAGAACGTGGCGTAGATACTAAGGGTATCAAAAAGGAATTGGTTGAAAGGCTTTTGGAGGCTACTGAATGACCTATTATTGTTCTGTGGCCGATGTAGGAATGCGACTTGGTCTTGATAGCGCACAGCGTACAAGAGCCACAAGTCGAATTACTTCATGTGTTCGCAGAGCATCCATTAAGATTGACCAATGCTTTCTTGATTACGGAAGAAACGAACCGAGTAAGTCGATAGCAGATACTACTCTAAATGGCTCATTTACAGCAGGCTCTACAACTATCACTTTAGCAAGCGGAACATCCTTTTCGTCAGCAGGCTCTGGAAACGTCGATGGCGATTCCTTTACATGGACTGGTAAATCTACTAACGACTTAACAGGAGTTACAGGACTATCCTTTGACCATGCAAGTGGAGTAGCAGTTCAAGAAGGACAAATGGCACACGTTTTGCGAGAAATATGTGCAGATATAGCAAGCGGTCTTTACATGGAAGATGAAGCAACTCATCAAAACTCTGGCGACCTTAGAGGCAAAAACCTAAGAGAAAGAGGATACGATGAACTACAAAGACTTGCTCACTTAGGGCAGGCTTGATACGATGCGACGAACAATACGTCATGGTTCTGGGGGTGGACCTAAAGGATATACCACCAGAGGAAAATCAACTCTTTCTACTAATGGCGCATATCAAATGCAATTTCGTCTCGATTGGGACGACGAAGCCCTTGTTCAAGCAATAAATAAATTAGGTCTCGAAGGAGAAAGACATTTGAAAACTGCTCTTAAGGCAGCAGCACAAGTAGCAATAGAACGTACTCAAGAAAAGTTGCGAAAAATGGCAGGTGCTTTAGTAGGAGTTACTGTTCCCCCTACATGGGGTGAAGGTCCGAGCAAAAATATCTATGTAACTTTAGCAAATGCTTTGCGACAAGATGACGTTCCGGGCCAATCACATATCCGTGTTCACTCTGGTGGTTCATTTGAAACAGCACACAAAGGACGTGTAGGAAGTCGTGGTATGAATCTTTCATTACTTGTAGCAGAAGGTCATAAACCATACAAATATCCCCATTATTTACCAGATATGGTAAGAAGTAGCGCAGCATACTACAAGAAAACAGGGTTTCCCGGAGATTTTACTATGGGTATGATGAAGAAAGGTACTCATCCCGGATTTAAGAAAACTTTTGATTACATGAAAGTAATTGATAGAGAAACTACAAAAGAGTTTCAGAAAAATGCAAAGGATGTAGTAAAAGCAGCAGGATTAGCAAGCGGGTTTGGTGTAAATTAGATGTCAGTAGCAAAATTAAATCATTATTGGAATGCAAGATTAGGTGGTAATGACCCTGCAAGTCCAGTAGGAGACAACAATACTGCGTGGTCTTTAACAGGAAGTTCAAGCGATGGCGCAGTATCTGGAGACGCATGGAGAATATCTGGAAGCGGTCAGACGTGGAAACAGACTGTCGGTAATGATGATAACGACTTAAGTATTATAGCAGGCATAAAGTACGAAGTAACGCCCTCTGACGGCACAGTTTTGCTTTCCTTAGACAATGGAACCCATCGCATAGAAGTGCAGTCAAATGGGACTAATACGGGCATAAAATTAGTAGGTGCTACTACTGCCACAAAAACAAATTTAGATTTGACTATGATAGAAGAAGAACCAGTTCCTTTATTGTTGCGACTTACTTTGGATTCAGATGGAAATGCTTATTTATACTTCTATGACATCGTAGAAGATGACGGAGGGGCTGCCTATTACATTCAAGGAACTGGAAGTTCTTCTTCTTCTCAAGGTGCTTTCTTTGGAAACACGAATGGGACAGTCGATTGGTATGTCGTTTATTACACTTCTTTTGGTGCTTATTCTCCAGACGAAATGGATATGAGCGACTGGACTACTCAAACGCTGTACCAAACAGGATTTAACGTCGTAAACATTCTAAAAGATTCACGTAGATATTACATACGTACTCACGTAGGAGATGCTATTCAATACGGATACGACCTTTCCTCTAATGCTATGATTAGCAGAGTACACCCTCCCTCAATCCACGTTCTTACGCAGAAAGTAGATTCTCCAGATTTTTTGACATTAGCAGGAACTCGTACTGACCAAAGGTACAATGTCATCGTGTATGTAACTACAAGAGGTACTGATTATCGCAACGCTTATCGTTTAGGAGCATCAATTATGGGAGAAGTATTTGATGAACTATATACTCAAACTGGACTTCAAGGTGGAGTTGATTCTTTAATTTCTTATGATGCAAGTCTGGATAGTAAAATTGACGACGACGAAGTTATCTGCGTTCACGTCCTAAACCTTACTTATATGAAAAAGATTCGGATGTTCTTGAGAGAAGTATGAGAAACTGTTATAAGATAAGCCGAGAATGGTTTATCTATGCCTACACACCATACACGCTACGTTAGTGTTGCAAGAGAAGCGACATATAATACTCCTGTTACATCTGAAGATGCAGTTGGAGAAGTCGAATCTGAATCATTCCAACAATCTTTCGATGTTCTAAAGCGAAATGATATTAACTACTACGGTGCTGCAAAAGCAATTGTCAGCAAGCAAATCGCAGAAGGTTCATTTAGCATGGCCTTGCAACCAGATAAATTTACTCTTATGATGCTTCACGGCATTATGGGAGTTGATACTCCATCGGGCGGCGCAACAGACCAAAGAACACTTAGCGAATTAAGTATCAGCACTACTACTGAATTACCTTCCTACACTTTCCATATCGGACGAGATGACAAAGAACACTTATTTCCCGGACAAGTTATTGAAAGTATTTCTGTTACAGCAAGCGTCGGAGAATACTCGATGATAAGTGTCAATACTGTCGGAGCAAAACAAAGTAGTTCAACTGCAACTCTTGGAACAGCAGTACCAACTTATTTGGGAGATGCAGCACATTTCGCAAAGTCTTTTGTTAATTTCGACGAAGCGGCTACTTCTTCAAGCGGCGGTTTCTCAAACCTCGTTCAAAGTATTGACTTTGAAATTAAAACAGGTCGAGATATGGATAATTCATACAGTCTTGCAAGCGAAACCTGTGTTCGTTCGCCTCCTGTAACACTAAGAGAGATTACAGGCAGTCTTACCTTCCACAAGGCTTTGCTTACAGCAGATGCGTCAGAAGGAGAACCTTTCTTTGATGAACTAATGGGAGCAACTTCGACCAACGCACAGGCTCTTAAAAATCCAAGTGCTTCGACACCTGCTCTTTCAGTTATGTTTGAAGTAGATGCAGCCAACTTCATTCGATTTGACTTCTATAAAATTCACTTTGAAATGCCAGAGACATCAGTATCTGGTCGTGATTCGCAAACAATGACTGTAAACTTTCATGGTCTTTATGATTTAGGTGGAGCAAACAAAATGATGGAAATTGTTTGTCGTTCAAGTGATGGTGTAGCAGACTACGATGCGCTTTGAGGTTGGAGGGATTTAGATGCCTGTCCAAAATGCCGCAAACATATCCTCATTAGTAGTATATGGAACACATACAACAATTCACACACAAATACAAGCCTCGCTTAGAGCAAATGTAGATGCTCAAGATGAAGTTATATCAGTTAATATCGTGAGATTAAATCATGGTAATAACATGATGGGCGTTATAACATACGAAGCAGTAGGCTGAGGTGTTTAGTATGCTAAGTGTAATAGCAAGTTTAGATTCCTCGATGAATTTCATCGGGTCAGAGATAGAGAATAGTGATAAAGATGCCTGTACTAAGAAAAGAAATAGAATTGAATGATGGAACAAAAATTTGGGTGCGCCAAGCATCTGGTATGGATAAGTTGCGAATAGAAGCAATCCAAGCCAAAACCTTGCGTAAATTCCGACACTTCGGAGTAAACCCAGAAGAATGGTCCGATGAACAACAGCAAGAATTTGCAAATGAACTTGAAGAACAAGGCGGCGGATTAACTGCTCAAATTCAAGATTGGGTTCCTCGTTGTATTATATCCGAAAATGTCGATGCTGATATGCTTACCGCAGGTGAATTGCGAATGCTTCTCGGCTTTGTTCGTGGAGACGACATGGAGGGTGCAGTCCCTTTAGAATCCTAACTCAAGTTGCGCCTATGCTATGCTCCACGTTTAAGGGAGTATTACCAAGCGATTTATTTGAGAAGTACGATTGCGAAGGCGGCTTCATTAAGTTAGAATATGATTTGCTAATCGCAGCAGAAATATCAGACAGAATTACAGAACAAACAGAAAAAAGTAGTAACGAATCATCATCAAGACGAGCAAAAAGAGCAGTTGCTAAAAGAAATCAAAACAGAGAAAAGATGACAAGTCAAACCATGAATGATTGGATTAAGGGTGAATGAGAATGGCAAAAGTCGGAGCAGCACGTATTTTCTTCGACATCGTAGGTCAATTCCAAGCACAAAGACTTCTGGGTGATACTCAAGCAGCAGCGACTGTTCAAAAAGCAATTATGATGGATGCGTATAGCGGTATCGCTGACGCATTTCAAGGAATGTCTGATATGATTCTTCAGACTACGGAAGAAATGACAAATTCTTTTCTTGAGTACGAAGAACAATTAGTACGTGTGCGAAAGTTTTACAACGCTTCTAAAGGCGAAGTTATAGAATTTGCTGATGCAGCAAGAGAAATGGGTCATGCTTTCGCATTTACTGGAGCAGAATCATTAGCAGCCGCAGCAAGAACATCCCAACTTAAGGGTGTTTTAAAGTCGCAACTTGCAGTTATTGAGGCAACAAGAGCAGGTCTTTTGATGGCTCAAGTTGGTGAAATGGAAACAGAAGAAGGTATGAACCGATTCATTGCTCTTGCTCAACAGACTCAATTTATGTATGGTGGTCTTACTAAGGCCAAATATGAAGCGTTAGATGCAGAACAACAAGCCAACATGGTACGTGAGACTTCTATCCGAACTCTCGACCAACTAAACACTATCGAAAACTCTTCTGTCGCTACGATGCAAGACATTACTTTCGTTCTTAACCAATTCGCAAGCCAAGCAAATATCGCAGGTGAATCTATTGGTGAAATGGCTGCTATGTCTGCGCTGTTACTTGAGACTGGTGAAGAGGTAAGCAGAGCAGGTACTGGTTTGCGTATGATTTATCAACGTCTCGGAAATGCAAATAATCAAGCAACAAAGGCTATCGCAGAACTTATTCCCGGTCTCGACGCTCAAGGAGTAGCACAACTTAAACTATCAGATGTAATTAAACAGATTGCTCCTTATTACAACGATATGGAATCAGCAGAAAAGCGTTCTCTTGCAGTTAGTATAGCAGGTTCTCGCCACTATATCAAATTCTTAAAGATTATGGAAAATCAAACCCGTTTGACAGAATTGCAGACTGCTGCTTTTCAAGGACAATATGGAGCAATAGAAGAATTTGAAAACAAGCAAGAAAGTGCTTCGTTTACAGTACAACAAATGTCTGCTGAAATTGAAAATTTACAAGTAGAGTTAGGTGAAAAACTTGCTCCTGCTTACATGACAGCATACAGAGCCGAAGAGTTCTTTTTGCGAAGGGCGCAAGATATTCTTGCTTTGCCCGGATTTGAAAATATAATCGGTGGTGCAATAGGTCTTAGTAACGCTTTCGATAAAATAGTTAGACCAGTTACAGACATGGGTCTGAATATGTTTAACATCGTTATCGCAATGAAAACATTGCAAGCAGTACAACCAGAAAACATGAAGTTAATTATGGGTGCTGCTGCTAAATACAGACAGCAGTCTGCTGCTATGATGGAAAATGCTTTGGTTAAGCAAAGTCTAACAGATGTTACTATATTAGAAATGCAAGTAAATAACCGACTTCAAGAAACCTTAAAAAGAGGAGCAAGTCAAGCAGTTACAGACGCAAGAGTTCAACACTCTTTAGCAAAATCAAAATTAAAACTTGAACAAGATACGCTTCTTGCGGTTATTGCAAAACACAAAATAGCAGCAGAAGGCGACGGAAAAGAAGCACTTGCAGCACAAAAAGCGTTAGTAGCAGCCACTAATCAATTAGAAAGAGTAGAATCAAAATTAACAAACACAATTGCAAGAAAACAAATTGCAGTAGATAAAGCAATTATGAATGACCAATTGGAAATTTCAATAAGCGCAGGTGTTATTGCAGGTAAAAAATCAAGAGAAATAATGGAAGAAAGGTCATTAGACATCATTACTAAGACTGTGATTGAACAACGTGAACTTAATCAAGGAATATCACTTCACTCAAAGATTATGGGAGAAGAAGTTGTTCTTTACAAAGCACTTGCTCCCCATGTTTTAGCAATGCTTCAAGTAAAACAATCTGAAATACTTGCTACTCAACAAGAAGCGAAGGCTCGTTTAGCAAGCCTAAATGGATTAAAGGCTAAAGCAATAGCAGACGGCGAAGATGTTACAAACATAAATCTCAAAATTCAAGAAACGCAAGAATTGATTATGACTCTTGGTCAAGAAAGAGCAGAAGTATCTGGTCTTATACACGCACATAACTCACACATCGGCGCACTTAAGAGTAGTTCAGCAGCACATATGGGTCTTGGCGTACAAATCAAATCAACTACAAAGGACTTTTTCGCAAACGGGGCGGCTATGAAAAGTGCTAAAGCAGCGATGATGCCTATGACAATGCTTATCCCTATGATTACCGATGAATCAAAGACTATGTCAGCAATGATGTATGGTATGGGTATTATGTTGGTCGGAAGTTTAGTTCCTGCAATGATGGCTACTACTAAAGCGATTAAAGGAGCAGGTATAGCAGCAGGTATGACAGCAGGACTTTTAAGTGCTTTAACAATGGGTATTGCTGGACTTGCAATTTATGATGGTTTTAAATTGTTTGATACAATTCTCGGAGATTATTTCGAGAGCGACATTGGTCGAGTAGTCGAAATGAACTCGCAACTTGATAAAACTGCTATGCTACTTACAGATTTGCAAGGAGGGGCAGCAAAAGGAGAAGTCTTTGAACCACTATTCGGAGATATGACTTTTGAGGATTTAAAAAAGAACTCAGATTTAGCAGTTTCTACTGTTGCTTCTCTTGAAACAAGAATCGAAGGTCTTACTGCCAGTAGAAAATCACTTATAACCATAGGAGATACAGAAGGTGCGGCGGCAATGGGAAGCGAAATAGCAAATCTTGGAATAATTCTTGACAAAACAAATGCTATTTCCGAAGCACAAAAAATTATTGAAAGTGGAGGTCGAAAATTCCAACCTTTAGGCGAGTATAATTTAGCATCAGAATCAACAGCAGAATACTTTAGTGTTCTCCCTAATTTGTATGACGTAGCAACAGGAAATTTTATGGATTATGTCTTAACGTATAATGATATTCAAGGAAAGCAAATCAAAGAAAACTTTGATACAGAAGCAGAAGCGCAAGCAAGAATTGTTGAATTATCAAAAGCGCAATACATTCAACTTGACGATTTGACTATTGATTATTACAAGAGCCTTCTCGATGTGCAAGATAAGGCTAATTCTGATATGATAGATGCAGATAGACAACTTTACAATGACTTAGCAATAGAACAAAATCAATTCGCAAATGCAAGAGAAGAATTATTCTTCGGGTCAAGAGCGAATTTCACAGGTGCGATATATAAGCAAGTAACGCAAGGAGGTGTTGAAAGTTTGCTACATAAAGTAGAGATTGTGCAATCAAACACCTTTAACGGCTATAATACAGAAGAAATGGTCGATAGGGTTACTAAAGGAGTGTTAGAAGAGATTAGAGCGCAGACAGGTGGAATGTAATGAGAACAGTAAATACAAAACACAATTTTTGGTTAGCGGGATATTACGATGACTTTTCGTCATCCAGAGCAATCGCAGATGATTTAAATGCAGCATCATCAGTTTCCTTAGACCACACTAAAACTCATTTTGGTTCTGCAATCGGAAAAGGATTATCAAGTCTTAATCCTCGCTTTTCTTTTGATTTTCCAGACCGTGTGCGTACATCCATTATAGATGGGGAGGGCGCATTTAGTTACAGCACATTTCTATCGACAGCAGACGATAAACTAAAGCATAACGGCAGTATAGCAAGTTGGCTTACAATAGACCCTACTAAGGAGTCAGCAAGCGATATTGAAGCGAGAGCAGTTTTACAACACCCTAACTCTGTTATCGGAAACAGACAAAAATGGCAAAGTACAGGATACCCTATATCGAGAACTAATAACGACGAATCTTGGCTTGCGTTTGCTAACGGGCATGATACCGCAGGTACATACTATTGTCCATTGGGGGAAATGAATTGGTCTTTTAACAATGCTCCTTTAGCAAAAGCAGATTTGCAAGATGGGTCAAACAACCACAAATCAGCAGGTTCCCCCATTCCCTTCATTACAGACGGTCAATCTGATGCTAATGATACTACATGGGATATGTCAGAACATTCTATGATGAATGTTTCTTTCGCAAGCGTATATTATGGAGAAAAACAAGAAGCAAACGAAAGTTCTTCCGATGTTACTGGGGCAAATAAGTACATTTCCCCTATCACAAGCCCATCTAAAATGCCGTTTTTTATCCACAATGCTTACATAGAACATGGGAATGGTAACTTCGGGAGTCCATCAACTACATCTGGTACTCAAAGAATCATTACCTATACTGGAGGAATGCGATTCAAAGGTATCGGAGAAGCATTTCATTTGCGATTATCAGCCCATGCAATTACAAATGGTGCTTTTACCTACACTTTAAAAGTAGGATATAAGTCTGATGCAGAGTATGATTCTTCTACAAACGCATTTTCAGACACAACTTCTTTGATGACAGTTACTATGACTTCTGCTAACTTAGGATTAACACATGGAGGTCTTGATAAATACGAAAAAGCAGTAGGACAATCTACTCCTGCTTACGATTGGGTCGATGTAATTATCGTTCCAGACTTTTCTGCTAATACTTGGAAGGCTTACAAGGATGATGCTACTACTCATTTCGCAAATGGTTCTATCAATACATCTGTAACTTCTACTACTGCTATCGGATGGAGTCTTGACCTCAATTGGAATCATGGCGCAGACGATTATGTTTCGCATACTACTTTGATTGACAGAGCCGCAGTAGCCCTTTCTCTTAGTCATGCAGACGGTAATCTCGACCAAACCTTATTCCCTCCAGTAAACAATTTCAACATTTCATACAACTCAAACGAAATAAGCAGCGCAAAAATAGAAATACTTGACGACTCGAACTATCATATTCTCGCTCCTTTGACGACAGGAACGGCTGCGTCAGAGTGGAGAATGCTAATGTTTTACGAAGGAGCAGACAGACCATTATGGTCTGGTATTATTGAAAGCGTATCGCATAAACAAAATCACAAAAGCCATACGCTGCAAACGATAATACTTGCAAAAGATTCTTTGTCAATTCTTGATAGAACACTTCCGATATGGGAACTTGGTCAAAGCGCAATTTTTTCTTTAAATGACCATATATCTATGGCAAAATCTATGCAAAAAAGACTAAGTGAAACACAATCAATATCTTCTAAGTTAATAATGGGTTCAGTAGAAACGCAAACCTTTGACAGTACGTTAGGGTTTAACTCTTATGATACAGATTCTCGTTCGACAGGATATGGAGATGTAGGAGATAAAAGAACAAATCTATACACTTCCGCTGCGATTCAAATGTATATGAATGAAGATGAAGATGGTCCTAACTTTGCTGAACGTGAATGGGATGGTTACAATAGCGACTCTACATCTGGTACTACGGCTAAAGGACTTTTGCGAGTTATTGGTCATCATCCCTCTCATAATGGCGGTCCTTCTGCTACGGAACGTCGCTGTTTCTACGTAGATTACGAAGATGAAGCAACGCCTACGTTAAATGCAAGCACTACATATCAAGGATTTGCTGCGACAAATACATTCAAAGTAGATGGAGGAATTTTTTCATCTACTACTTATACACTCGAAGCAGTTTACATTTACGAGCGTCGTGAAGAAGCAGGTAAATACGTAGTAGAGTTTAGAACTACTGATACTGGAGGTGCAGTAGCAGATAATCAAGTATTGCCTGTGCATACAATTACATCTATTTCTACTTCGCAAACCATACAAACAAACGTAGTTTCTTCCAATCAACAAGTGTTTGAAATTGATACAAATGGAGTAGGGCATGGGCTTGATTATGGAGACCAAGTATATTTCCCTGCGGGTATTACAGATGGTACGGCTACTCATAGAATTTTAGCAAGTGTGCCACTTACCATAATAGCAATCCCAGATACTGATAAAGTACACGTCATAACTCCTGTCCTTACTTCTTCTGCTGCGATAGACTTAACAAATTACAGAACTGCTTTCGATAATACTTACGATATGACAGTCATCAACAGCCATAACAAGGCTCGCTATCCTATCACAAAACCTGTTATAGTCGGTGTAAATAGAGCAGGTCATGACCACTACGAACAAATTAAAAATCGCAACGTACACGCTCGATGGATGAGAGACCTTCCCCTATCGGCATGGTTCAAGGCACAATACGGAGTTATTGCTAAAGAGCCATATTGGAGAGGAGGAAAGGGAAGTATAACGCAACATCCCTTTGACGGTACTCGGGGTATTACTGGCTGGCCTAACTCTGATGGTCAGACTGATTGGACTGGTCTTTCTGCTGATGCGACAGTAGATGCTACTTCCTTAGCATTTGAAGAACCTGCTATGTGGTACTATCAAAAGATGTTAGGGCATGATTATGCTATTATTGACTTAGTAGACAACGAAACTAACGAACATCAATACGTAATAGGAGGAAAATTTAGCACTCCCGGTTCTTCTACAATTACGTGGGATGCTTCAAATGAATACTTTAATTCTACTTTGTCAAACGGCACATTCACAATAGGTCAAATTGTAGTACATACAGGTTTTGCAGATGAACGAGCAAATGGCGTACATATGATTTGGAATGTAAATAGCAATAGCGATTACAAGACATTTAAAATTAACAACTTCGTAGGAACAAGAAATGGATTTAGTTTCTTGCAAGCGAAGTACCAAAGCGGAGCAGGTTGGAGTGATGGCGATGCAAGACATAATTTAGACCCAGACGGCATTATATCAGAAATGTATTTGTTAGCAAGAGACTCTATGAACGCTATTGATGGAGATTCTGGTAAAGTATTTTTAGGAGCAACTACTCTACAAGGAGTCAAAGGTCTTAAGAAAAAGTGGGAAAAGGATAGAACTATCTATTCTTATCGCAAAGTAGATGAAAGTAATGGTTACAAGCATTGCTTTGTATTATGGGCTGATATGCGAAACGATGGCTCGGCTGATGCTGATGGAGCAAGCCGCAAATCTGATTTCGGTTTGCAACTTCCTACATCTTCCAATTATTCTATCGAACTAACCTTCGCAGACCAATTAGATGAAAACGGACTTCCAGATGTATTTACTGACCTTAAGATAGGTGAAGATGCTGATTTGTGGAATTTAGACGCAAACATAGAACCCTACGGAATGAGTTCGTGGGCTGGTCAAAATGGAGCAAGTAATAGCGAGCCTACTACTTTATCCCATTATCGAAACTGGGAGTCTAAGGGCGGTGCTATGTGCCTTATTGACGCAAGTAGATTTTGGAATCTAAATACTTCTGCCTGTGGAGGTCGTCCGGGATACGATGCAGGCGGTTTAGCAGGATTTAGTGATTACGAAACTGCTTCCTTTGGGTTTCCTTATCTCATAGACCATTATTGGGGTCAAGCAGTAGCATCTTACAAAAATGTAACTACATCTGGCTCAGATGCAATCGCAAAACACAAGAACAGCATTTACTTTATCAACGACGGAACGACTCTAAAAAGCACAATTGTGTCTGGAGAATCAAAACTGTATCTCAAAAACACTACTCAATTTGATACTACTGGATACGGGGTGATTATCTGCGAAACTGGTACTGGAAGAAATACAGAAAAAACCGTATATTACTTTTATTGGAATGGTAAAGGTACTGGTACTATTCAAGGTTCTCAAGTAGATTATCTTGACAATGTATATATTACTTCATATGAAGTCGTTGTTTCTCCCAAAGACGCAGTTGTTCAACTTAAGGCTGATTCTGGAAGTTACTCCTCTGGAAGTGAAGTAGATATTGCTACAAATGAATTTGTTCCTCCGGGTGGTACAAAAACAGAAGGAGCATTTAACAAAGTACGAATTTACAATACTACTGCTGCTTTGTATGGATTTAGAATGATGGTAAACTTAAGAGGACGAGTAAAGTCATCTAACATGGGTACATACCATGCTCACGAAAAAATATCGTTCTTGCAAAATATAGGGATTGCAGATTCTTGGGCTAAGAACTCATCTCTTCCTTGCATTAGCGATATTAACAATGTACCTATCACAAAGAATGTTACTACGGGTGGGGAAGGATACGGTTGCGTCTTAGATACCAGAGGCCAGTCATTTATGTCTATTCTAAAAGAAATGTCAGATAAAGAAGGAATAGGAAGTGTTTCTAAAACACCAGATAAGTCATTTGCGTTTATGATTGGCAGAGATAATCGTTTAGACTTCAGAGAGACATACGCAAATAATCTTGCTTTAACAAGAAATGAATTGAAAGTATCCAATTTAGATACGCAAAATGCTTCTAAAATTACGAATGTTCGTGTATATTACAACGGAAATTCCTCCTTCGCTGATTATCCGACACCTCAAGGCTCTGATTTAAGATGGCAAATTTTGAATCACCCAAAGATTTTCAATAAAGATGAAGCAGAAGCAATTGCTAAACAAGAATATTTGCGACAATCAACTGCACGTATCAGTATTATGGCAGAAGTTATTCGTGGTGCATCAGAATCTCACATAATGATGTCTGGTCGATATGGATATGTAGCAGATACTTGCTTAAAAATGATGGAAGACGACCCTAAATCGCAAGGATTCTGGACAAACAAAAGAGGAGGTATGCCTTTCAACGGTATGCAAAATGCACTTCATGTATCGCAATCTTCTTCTGACGCAGATAATTCTTACTTCGTTATCCCCGCTAACCAGACATGGCAAGCACTTACGCACGTTATTCCTCGTCTGGTAAAAGCAAGCAATGGTTCAGCACCAACAGCAGCAAGCCAAATAGCATTTTATCCAGCAGGAGGCACATATACGCAAGCAGCAATACGATTCTCTTATGATGGTGCAACGAACTACGGAACTCAAACTACATTTACCACAGCAGGATACTATACTGCTACGTCAGTAGTAAGCGGAGTTACTTACACATTATCATTTTATGTCGGAGATGTTTCTGGAGTTACAGGTGGAGGAGGCTCTGAGACTTTAAACTGCACATTTGGAGAATGCTATATCAAAAACAATCACAAAGACTACATGAGTTTCTATGGAACTAACAGTTTATCTCATGCAGTACAACTCGTTCACATAGATGCTCATACAAACTTAGTGAGCGAAACATCTGGAGAAGAGTTGCGACTTGCTATTTCAGTAGATAATGCTTCGTCAAGTCCAGACCATGATGCTGCTCAATTTAGACTATATGCAATAGACTACTCATTTGCAAGCACGACATCTGGAAGCGGTGGTTCTTTTACGACACCTAATTTTGTTCCGACACTAAAAGGTTCAGCAAGTGTTTTGATAACTGCTAACGGACTTTACGAACTTACTTTACCATCTTCCTATGATAGCAATAGCAAGAAAATAATTGTATCAGTTAATTGCGAGTATCTAAGGGCTTTAGTCAAACATCGTTGTGGAGATGTAGGAAGAAACAAAAACAGTTTTATCGGCATTTCTTTGAGTGGTTCACCTACTGGAACACAAAGAACAGTATTCCCATTAGGGCATTGTAGTTTTACCGAATACGGAAATGCGAAAAACCATGACCGTAGGATGGCTTACTATTCTCCCAGACTTCATATCGTAGAAGATATGAAGTTCATTCCTGCGACTACACTAACCTATACAGATACGCACGTCGATTTGAGTTCAGAAAGTATGGTCATAAAGGGAGTTAATTGGTCTCAAAAGGACAGAATGCACGAAAAGGTATCAATAAAGATGGAGAAAGCAAACAACCACTATCCATATTCTTTCGCAAGTTTGGTTACTCGAATGAATCCTAAATCAAACCCTAAACCAGCATCCCCACCTCCATCTCCGAGACCTACACCGAAGCCACAACCATCGACTTTGGGAGGGACTCCAACGACTATGCCTCTGTTATCCAGAGGAACGAATATGTCGGATGGTACTCCAGAATCAGCATTCGCAGGATTAACCTCTAACGACATCTCTTCTTCTCTACTTCGTAAGATTAAGGGGAAAGCGGATTTCGCATCAGATTCAGCCGCTTCTGGTGCAGATTGGGGAGTCATAGGTTCTAAAAATACAGGAGTCGCTTCGTCCTACGATAGAGCAGTCGATGGATTGGATACGAGTATGTCGTCATCCGAAGGTTCAGCAATCGCAACGAGCGATGGTTTTGTACTAAGCGGTATAAGCGATGCAGAAGTAGGAGCCGCCAATGAACAACACAGTCATTCTATGAACGTGCGAGTACCTAATGATACAAGTACAGGGTTTATTTCAGTAGTAGCAAGTCTCTCTCTGGACTCTGTTACTGGCGGTGGAAATGCCGAGATTACTACGACTGTCGAATGTGTAGAAACAGGCGCATCTCACAATACGTCTAAAATCGTCTCTCAAGGCTCCTCAAGGGCTTCTACGGTGTTGATGCCATCATCTATCATAAACGGCGCAGAAGTCTCTGGAAACACCCTTAAAATCACTATTTCGAGGAAGCCTTCACAAGGAAACGATGCTGCACCTTACCAATCGGTGAAAATACACAATGTATCGGTGAATATCAGACGATATAACAAACCTGCATCTGGTCAAAGCAATGCTTTCAAACCATATTGAATAGAAGTGGGTCGGAGACGGGAGGCAAAAGAAACCAAACCAATGGATGCAACCGAAAAAGAAGGAGGTGTGTCTCCGACCCATATATCCATTCTTTTATGTACTTATCAATCTTTCCACGAAGTTCTCAATTGTTTTATTCTTCTTGCTGTAACTCTTCCCACACCACGAACAGACATCAAGTCCTTCATACGAACCTTCGTCTTTAGCAAATTAGGTACGCTTCCGTACTTATCCAAAAGCGCAGTTGCTATTTCTTCCGTGATTCCCTGCACTCCCATCAGAGCGAGCAATCTCGGGTCTGTGGGTAATGTTCTGGTTCTCTTAGGGACTGTCAGACTTTTACCCATCTGCTTCTTCAGATGCGAAACAGACAACCACTCTACGAAGTCATCCATGTTATTGAACTCTATGATACGCAACTTAGGGAAGTGAGAGTAGGCGACCATCTTGAAGTTCTTCACTACTCGATTCATTTTTGCTATTTCCCTACTGATTTCGTTTGCTTTCGGTCTACGTCCTTTGAAGAATGGTTTGAATTGCGTTCCGTAAATAGCAAGGAATGGCATCTCTGAAACTTCGCACATCTCTGATAGTTGGTGATTGATTGTGCGACCATTACGACCTATACCCAAGATTGTGCGATATAAGTCATTGATTTCTTTTGCTTCTATCAGCCAATCACCTATCTGATAATCTCCATGATGCAGTCTCTTGACCATTATATCCCCTTTAGGGTCTGTCTTGCGATTACCACAAGCCATGTAAAGACGATGCAACAACTTTTCGTTTTCTCGGTCATCAGCGTATATCATGATACGACATACTTCGCAAAGGTATATCAACTTAATGGGGATGGCATAGCATCTGAAAGTATCCATTGGAGACTTTTGACTACTCCACGCAAAGCATTGTAGTTGCGAACTGCTTCTAACATCTCTTGTTTATCATTCCAATCCTTACTCATGATTGTCTCTAACCAGATATTTCTGATATATTTAGCCTCCATGAGCATCTCTCGTATATCATTTTCTAATCGCAATACCAACAGCCTCCTTGACAAAGATTATGTCTCTTATACCACTTAGGAGAAGGTGCGTTTGCATATTTCATCATACCACGCACATACTTCTGGGTGGTCGCAGGATTGTAGTCAGACCATCCGAGTTCGGAAATGAACGAACAGATAGTATTCGCTATATCCATCTTCTCTTCATGCGATATATCGCTCGGATTAGCGTACCAACGTAACTGCCTCGACATCTCTTGCACAAGGGCTACTCGTACATGATGAGGAGGGTTGGAGAGTGTTATGGCACGTTGTAAGCAGGTGGGAAGCATGACATCTCCTTCGTGGCTGCCGACCTTTACTGTATGCGATTCTGTATGCGGTTCTACGTTAGGATTGTCAGCATTCCAACGAACCAAATCAAATAGTTGCGAACCTACGCTTCCTGTGAAAGGACACCATCGACCACTTCCTACTATGGTCTTAGGTATATCGAAACCATGAGGGTCGTCGCTAAAATACAGAGCATTGATAGGAACTGCCCACTTACCACGCTTGCAGTTGTACGTCTTAGGTATGCGACACAACTTCTCTGGATAGCCGACTCCATCAATGGATTCGAGACCCTCACACATCTTGCGTTGGTATCTGTCGAGATGGAACGCCCACTCTCGACCACGCACAGGTCTATCGAATATCTGATGTACGTGGAACCCACGACCAGTAGCGACGAGGTGAACATCCCCCTCCAATCTACGAATGAGATTGGCGACATCAGTCTTGACCTGCGTCATATCATACTCTTCGGTCATATCGAAATCCCACCATGCTCTATCCATGACGACTGAATCGTAGTCGTTGGGGTCATCGAAGTAGTACAGGCTCGTATATAGGTCAGTACGACCATTGAGAGTCTTTACGTAATCATTGAATGCTCCTCTGGCGTAGCATCTCGTTCTCTTCAAACCAATCTGTCTCGGAAATTCCAACATGAACTCCACACTCCCCTTAGTCCTTAAGAATCCGTCGATTTCCACAGAAAAGACATACTGCTACTCTTTTGTTACCAGTCTCCACATCTCCCGACAATAGCATCATCGGCCTTCCTTCTTTGGTTGTTACTTGCATCAATCCATCGCAAACTTCACATATCATATCCATTTGTTCTCATCCTCCTGTCCTATATTTTTGAAAATATGAGAAATGACATCGACAGTCCAACCGTTACCCAACATTTTGTATCTCTGGGTGTTTGAAACGCCTTCGGTATAATTATCTGGGAGAGTCTGTAATCTCTCGCACTCGATAGGAGTGAGTTTGCGATAAAACAAACTCTCGTCTATCAGCGAATGTTCTTTGATAGAGTACGTAGCAGTTAAGCAGTTCATCTTCCCATCCTTTCTGGCGACTAATTCTTTACCCCTTCTCGGAGAGAAATCACGACCATGCTTCAGTTGAAACTCCCTACGAATCCTCTTAGCCTCCTCTGTTCTTCTTTCTGTAAACGCAATCTGTCGTCTCGACTTTTTGAGGTACTGCTCGACATTAGTACCCTTCCAATAATTCGCATCTATGCAGTAACTCTTATCTCTATCGACTACGCCATGCTCAAGAATATCCTTTAGCAAGATTCCCTTATCTTCTGGCTGTCTGACATTAGGGATATTAGTCCAGTACAGTCTCTTGCGATTCTGTGCCGATACGAGTGTACTGTTAATCATGATGGGCATGACACCGAGTTGTTGAGACATCACATCCTCCCATTCCTTCTTCATTAGCACGTTCTCGCTCAAGAAATACTTCGGTTTGAAGTGATTGATAATATCTACGAAATCAAAAAACAGTCTACTGCGAGGGTCATCGAAGTTTAGTTGTTTACCTGCGAAAGAGAATCCTTGACAGGGGGAACCCCCGATAACTAAATCAATTTCTGGCAAATCCCACTCTCTCCAATTTTTGACATCGCCCAACTGAATGATTTCGGGATGGTTTTTCATAGCGACCTTGATAGCATACTCGTCTACTTCGCTTG